TCGCGGGTGAAGATGAAATACATCCTACAAGTTACAGCAAATATGCGGCGTCTGCGACAGAATCTATGCAAACTGCCGAAGCTGCACCAGCTGCTGAGGCACCTATACCTGCAACACAACAACAAACAGAAGCACCAGAACCAATTGTGTATGATGGTAGAAGAGAATTATTCCAAACACCAGAAGCACCAGAAGTGATAGCCGCGGCACCAGAACCAATTGTGTATGATGGTAGAAGAGAGTTGTTTCAAACACCAGAGGCGCCAGAAGCAGTCGTTGATGAACAACCAGCAATATCAAAACTGAATAAGCCTTCAGTAATTCCACCTGGAACAAATAAACATCAGGCTGATATGGGTAATGCTACAAGTGATGGGCCTTTTGCGTCAGCAGAAGAAGTGTCTGTTGCATCTGTTGAAACGAAAGAAACTACAGCCGCGCCGCCTCCACCTCCACCCGAGGAAGTTCGTAAGTATGCTTTGGGCGGCAATATCTACGAACCAAATGAAGATATGACTCTGGTTGATACTGAGACAGGCAATCCTATTGCACAAATTGGCAATGATGAAAAGATTGAGAAGACGGGCGGTGCAATTCAAGTTACGCCAGAAACAAAGCTAAAAGCAGAAGAATTAACAAACAAATATGATTCTTCTACTGAAATGGAAGATAGAATGTCTAACATTGAAGACAATCTTCAAAACCAGAAGACACCTGATACGACCAATCAGATAACGCAGAAAGCAAAAGAGCCTGAAAAAAATCAGACAGAAACTCCTTATAGATGGAGGGAATCAGTAGCTTCTGCTGAAAGACCGATCAGTCCGTCATTCAATCGCGCTATGGCCAGAAGCAAGTTCTTTGGTGAGGGACATCACTTTAATAGATCAGCGCCAGGATCACAGTCATAAAAAAGGGGAGCCCGAAAGCTCCCCTAATTCATTATTCGTCAGCAAGACCCTTGAAGTAATTCAGGTCTTCATCTTCGTCCTCAGCAATATCTACCGACTTACGTTGAGCCGCGGTCTTAAAAGGGACCTCACCATCATCTTCAATTGCAACAGGCTTCGCGTTAGCCCGCACTGAAGCAATATCAAGACCCAGGACAGCATTTAGCTTTGCCTTCAATTCATCATAAGACTTGAAGTTCTTCGGGTCAGTAAACTCCTTGAGAGAATACTCAGACTTCCAAATCTTCTCAAGTTCAGCATCATCCGAAGACAATGCAGACGAATTGTCAAAACTAGACAGGTCATAGTTACGATAACCTTCGACCTGACGGATCTTGATCTTGAAGTTGGCGCCGTTCCACAGATCGAACGGATTCATTGGCTTCTCGTCCTGATACTGAGGATTCATCGCAAGAGTGATCTTGTCGAAAATCTTCTTACCGAACTTAAAGAGCTTGATCTGCCCTTCGTTCTCAGGATTCTTCGGATCAGTAATCACCATGATATTGGCGATGTAAGTGAGACGGCGCTTCTGTTCGCGCGCCTGCTTACGCTGCGGTGAGTTATCATCCGAAGTAGAGTTCCAAAGCTGAGAGTTATGCTCAGACACAGGATCCTTCTGACCGATGGTGGTCAACGAGTTTTCGATGTACCACTTGCCCGACGGACCCTTGAAGCCATGATTGAAGATGCGAACCCAAGGAAGTGCATCATCACCATCGACTGCGGAAGCAGGAAGAAAGCGAATGACTGCATAGCCATTGCCAGCCTTATCTACTTCAGGCGACCAGAAACGAGTATCATTGCTGCCACCTTCGGCAGGTGCATTGATCTTCTCGATTTCCTTGGTAAGACGACCGATATCAGCCGAAGACTTTTTGAGGGATGCGAAATTTGACATTTTGTATTTCCTTATATTGCGTTGTATGGCGTTGTATGTTTATTATAATAACACAAGAATCTCCCTGTGTCAAGTATATATAGTATCCTCAACATGAGATTTCAAGAGGTCTGCAAACTTTTTTTTGTCTATCTGAGGAATGATAAACGGCGCAAACTTCTTGGCTTTGAAACTAATCTTAGACCAAATGAAATCATCTGGTAGTTTAGCATCAAACTTCGGAACGAACTGGATAAAATAGTTGAGTATCACAAAGGTCTGATAAGATATTGATCCAGACATTAGAGTCGGTATAATGTTTGGATATTGGCTATCAAACCGTAAGGCGGGTTTGATATCTCCTATCGTCGCCAGTTCGTTCCGAAATACGTAAGACATGGATTGGTTGGTTTTCATATATTCTTTTGTGTTATCAAAAGCTTCATCATCAAGGAGGTCACCAACCCATGTCTTATCTTTTAGTAAGTTAGCCACCAAATGATCCTGCATGTTATCGCAGTTTCGGGCCAACTTCTCAAACTGAAATCTGTCTCTTCTGCACAGGTAAGTTTCCTTACCAACGTTTCTTACCTTACCATTATACTTGAAATAATCGTAAGAGTCAAGATTAAAATGTTGTTTCAATGCGAGATAGAGACAGAACGTTTCGTATCCATTGAGTTTCATTTCAACCTATATATCTTGTTTTTGTATCCATATGATAGTTCAGCATAGTCCTCAGGATAGTATTCCTTACTAGGCGTATTAATGAGTTCTATCTTATCATAGTTTATGTAGTTTTTCAAGTATACAAATGTGTTCGTTGTAAAAAATACATCTTTGCCACTCAGTCTCTTGTCCAACATAAATTCCCAATTCTTGTAAGACAATTCGTCATTCTCAAAGACACAGGACATTATGATTGCATCTTCTTCCTCAAAATTAAATTTGTTGATTGGATAAGGAATGCAATTGTTACCGATACATGCTAACACAGTTCCGATGTTAAGATAATTTTTCTGGACGGAACTAACAAGATTAATACCACACAACTTAGCCTGTATGTTTAGTATACCAAAGTCAGCACATACTGTCAACAGTTTCTTGTTATAGAAATGATGATAGTTCTTGCTAATGAAATGAGCTATATTAAATGAGTGCTTCTCATTCACAAGTGGTGCTGGAAAAGAGAACAGTCCAGTATATTCATCTGTGAATACACCTCGATTCAAAAGATAATCGAGTTCTCCTGGAAAACTTAATAGAGTATCATAATACGAGTCCTGTAACTCACTGTCATAATCAGTGTTATCAAAGAACGAAGATATCCTTTCGCGCCAAACAAGCGCGTTAGGTTCTTCATCAGATAAGAACTTGAATATGGGACTAAGATTGTATATCATATTACAGTGGTAATTTTGTGGTATTCGACTTTGGTAAAAAGTGTAAGTCTTCTGCTTCAAGCTGTATTTTAGACTTCAAGGCTCCCGATACAAGCTTTGCGGCTAGTTCTACTTCTAGTCCAGTTTCTTCGCAATATGCGATGATTGCGTCCATGTAAGGAATATTCTTTTTGGCTACGATAGTCTCAATAGACAAAGAGAATGTTGTCATTTCATCCTTGGTAGGCATTTACTCTACCTTATCTGGAGTGTATTCCTTAGAGAGCTTATAATTTGATTTCACACTAAACATAATCTTTTCTCCGTTTCTATCAATTAATAGTTTAATAGTTTCATCGTTGCCGTTCATGACTGCCATCTCAGTTATGATTTCGTCCGCGCTACGGACTTTCACGCCTTTAGGATGATTGTTTGGTGTGTAGATTTCCAACACCTTATCATTCTCTTTCAGACCTGCCATTCCAGCAGCACCGCCAGGTTCGACATTCTTTAATATAACACTTGAGCCGTCTTCTGTCAACCCCACAGTTACATTTATTACGCGCCATCTAACTTCTTTTAGAGTTTCGAAGTCATGTAGAACTTTACTAACAAGATCAGAAGGAATACAGAAACCATATGATCCGCCTTCTCTCACTAACATCGATGCACTAACACAAATAACTTGTCCGTCTTCGTTAAAGATAGGGCCGCCAGAATTTCCTTGAAATATGTTGGCGTCAACTTGATCCATGAATTTAGGATTTACATGTGGGCGACGATTCTTGGCAGATAGAATGCCTTCTGAAACAGTCCATGATAAACCCCATGGATGACCAATTACAATTACCTTATCGCCCTGCCTCATCTTATCACTATTGCCTAGTGTGAGATTTGCGGGCATTTCATTCTTCTTGAATAGTTCCCAATCTTTCAATCTTATAGTTGCGATATCTGCGATTGGATCAAGATTAACAATTTCAGCCTCATATGAGTGATAAGAATTGCTTGAGTACACAAATAACTTTTCGTTGCCCTCAACTACATGATGATTTGTAACGATTAGATTATCTTTGATAAAGAAACCTGTTCCTGTACCGCCCGTTGTGGTATCAATTTGTTTTGAGATCAGAACAATGCCAGGTCTTACATTCTGAACCAACTCAGTGGTATTTGCAGGTCTGGTATCTAGTTTGAATGCGACGATTGAAAGAATAATAGGCGATAGTAAAATTATCCAAAGACCTGTCCAGTAGGTGCGATCTGACATTGTTTTAATCCCTTATAAGATTAAAGGGAGGAGATTTCTCTCCTCCCGTTTTTGTTATTCCAGACGAAGAGTGGCCGCACCAGCAGCTACGTTAATGCCTGTGTGACCGCTGATTGAAACTGGATTGAGAACAATACCAGACTTAAAACCACCGATTAGAGCATTAGCTCCAACACCAATTACGAGCGATGCTTCGGCAGTGATGCCTGTGTAGGTACCCTTGAGTCCGCCATTCGAAACGCCATCAGCGCCAAAGACTGACCAAACAATGGTCTTGTTACCAGATACACCGATATCAACGCCGAGGCGAGAGAAGGTTGCATCATAGCTCTTGGTGTGACCCTGATTGTCACGATATGTACACTCGCCCTTACGAACAGAACCGATGAGCAAGCCTGGGCCGCCTTCGATCTGGCAGGTAAGAGTGCCAAGCTTTACGCCGTTTGCCTGAGCAGGAACAGCCATTAGTCCAACGGCCATAAGTGCCGCAATAATAGTAGTCTTAATCATTCTTATTTTCTCCAGTGTTTGATACAAAATTGTTTAGCGTCTTCGCCATTTCAATCACGCTGTTTACATCGATGTTAGGAACATTAGGAAACTTAGGAAAATTTGGAGTTTCAAATCTGCGAAGCTTATCGCATTCCATGTTCCAATCGTTTTCCAAACGAATGCGTTCATTCATTAAATTTTCAGTGATAATATTTTGAGCCATTGCCAAAAGATCGTAGCGAAGTTCGTAAGGTGTTTTACTCATAATATACTCCTTGTGTATGAGTGTGTAGTGGAGGGATTCTGTTTCCAAGCTCCCTCCGGGCTCATGTTAGGCTGCGAGAGCCATACGAGGTGCAAAGTTATCGTTTGCAACTATTGTTTTGCGCTTGAAGTAGTCGCCTACTATTATCT